TCAGGTACCCTGCCGCCTTATTCCAGGCTTTCACCTGTTCTAATGTGGCGTTCGCCGGAACGTAAACTCCAATCACCTTGATATCATCAGCCACGGTGATCCCCGCAGCGTCTACTGTCTGAGTGAACGGGTAAGAACCGCTCCAGCCCGCGGCCGTAAGCTTTAATATCCGGCGGTTTCCCAGTTTATTCACGGCTTCATTTGTTGCATTTATGTCGTTGGCTCCAAACAGATCACCTTCCTGGGTATACACCGTCTCATCCGCAATTCCCGATGTTCCATCTGCATTTGCCGTAATCCGGTACTTTCGGGCTCCGTCGAATAATGCATCTTTGTAATTCGTCTTTAACTTCACTAAATAACGCCTCCATTCAACGTAAACGCCAGTATCTTCCGACCATTCAGTCTACTTTGTATATTACTGTAGATAAGTCTGCACGCCTCTTCAATTCGGTTGAGTTCCTGCCAGTCGATAAATGGCTGATTGTCATAAAACGTCTTCTGATTTCCTACTGCAAATGGATATGTTCCAGCACAAATACGCCCCACATTGGTTTCAAACCGGTTGATCTCATCTGCATAGAAACTATAATCCTCATATGTTTTATCCGCTCCCATATCTTCCAGCGAAAATTCTGGCCAGAGAATAACCGCCTGAGCACGAATCTCATTTAAGTTCCCCTTTATGCGGTTATAATCTTCAACATTGAAAAAATCACTTTCCTGCCAGTCTGTCTTGGGTGTCTGCCACATAGCCAATTTCCCTCCTTGCTTTTATCGTTCCGCTTAGCGCACCATTAAATTTTAGCGTATGGTCATACACCCGCAGGAGCAGGCCCGGCACATATTTATTTTCCAGGAATGCTATGTCGTTGGCGTCAATCCTCGGTTCCCCGCGGTACTGAAGGTCATACTCCCGGTCTGCACGCATGTAGTCTCCGACCCAGTCCGCCAGATCAGCCGCATGAACGACATCGGACACCAGCGGGTTCTCCCACTGTTCCAATCTCCCGGTTGGATTCAACCGCCGGCTGACTCTGGCCTGTGTGACGATATATTCCCGGCCTGTTATCAATACTTCACATGCCCCTGTAACGCCTGTCAGTTCTACGGTAGCATAATAATTGCTACTGTCCACAATCACCGCCGTCTGGCCTGCCTGAGGCTCTGTAATCGTACAAGACAGGTCATAAGACGGGGCTGAAAAATAGATCGTATACCGGTTATCCGCGGCGCTCACGGTGACGGTCTCTTTCGCCAGTTCCTTCACCTCAACGCCCTGGCTATAGAAGGTCCTGACCACATGCAGTTCCCTGACTTTGGGAAGCTGTGTCCCCTTTGGCGTCTTCGTAAGTTCGTGGCCGTATTCCAGCATATAATCCGTGCTGTCCCCGAAAATGATGTTATTCAGTATCACCCGGTTATACGGACAGCCTTTCGTGAATTCCAGAACCAGCCGGTCAAACTCCGGAAACTCGTGACTGATAACTGTCATGGCTGTCAGCCCGGATACCATATAATCTTCCCGCGGCTCCCCGGCTAGGCTGGCGTGGAAAATTACCGTGTCCGGATTGTTCCGGCCAAACTTCAAAGTCAGTCCGAAACATTTATACCGCGCTTCCAGGCTGATTTCTACGGCAGGATTAACCGCAAACGTCCCGTCAGCGCCGGCCACAGCCTCCGAGATATAACCGGTGTTTAGATATGCCTTCCCTGTCTCCTGACGCGGAAGGAAGTACTGTGTCGGCTGCACATCTGTATAATCTCTGGCTGTCATGGCGTAAGATTGTTTGGCCTTCTTATCCAGAACCGCTCCGGCATGGCTGAAATACACCTCATTGTCAGATGCTGCCTCCATGTCCGGTACAAAACTTGATTTCATAAAGATATTTCCGCTCCGGTCCTGATAGAGGATACAGCGCCCGGCATTAGCAATTAATTGCAGCGCTTCCTTATGGGATACCACCGGCATCGGATTGCATACCGACACGTCCTTTAAATAGTTGTCCAGCCAATATGTCCGGCTGTCCACGCCGGCGTCCTTCAGCACATCAACGGCCAGATCATACAGGCTGATTCCTTCCGACCGATACTCTCCCTTATAATAGGTTCCGTCCATGCTTTCAAAGCGGTCCGTTGCAGTAAAGCTCATTTCTTCATCATCTGCTGACCATTCCCTGAGATACACCGTTGCACCCGGCAGCCACTCCACCGTCCCGTTATCCAGTTCCTGGCCGTACAGAACCTTGACCTCCTGCCCGGTTTCCAGGAAATTAACTGTACTCTCCTCATTTTCCACGTCATACGCACGGTCTTTGTTATCAATTGTCATATCAAAATCCAGCGCCGGCAGTTCTTCCATGACCGGGCTGATATGCTCTTTCTTTGTGGCTGAAAGGATTTTCCGGTTATCAAAATAGATTCCGATTCCCGTGGTCAGCTGGTGGATCCTGAATCTGCTCTGTCCATTGGCCATGGAAGCCGGCACAAACCGCAGGAATGTTGCTCCCTCAAAAATTTCTTCTGTCACAAAATGTTCCGTGGCATTCCCGGCAATCTCCACGGTCTTATTATCAGACTCAATCCGGAAATCTACTGGGTATGCCCGGCCAAACTCGACCGTCAGCCCCTTAATGTCATATCTGATGGGAAACTGTATCTCTATGGATCCCGGAAGATCCTCCGACACAATTCCCTGATTGAGGACTACATCCTCCCTGGCCCGCGGCAGGAAATACATGCTGCCGTCCACCGCGGTGTAATCCTGATCACAGGTGGCATACAGCTCCTGCACCTGGTAATTATCCAGGGGCCATTTCAGGTTGCTGTAATAGGTGTAATTTTCAGGGTGCGGCACATAGGCCGATGATTGCGCTTCCTGGTTAATAACACCGATTGTCACCCGGATATAGGACCGGTTCCGCAGCTTCTCTTTCATGCTCCGCTTATATTCGCGGCTTACTGTCTGCATTAATCAATCACCCCGCAGTCAATCAGGTTTACTTTACAATTGATATACTTCGTCGGGAATCCATTTTCGTCCACCTCGTAAGGCTCCGCGCTCCGGTCACTGGGATACATTTTAAGCGTCTTCCATTTGTTCGTGACCATATCCGGGAATTTTACTGTAACGTAGAAGTTGCTGAATTCCCGGAGCATTTCAGACCATGTCTCCGCGTCCAGTACTGGCCAGACAAGAGAATCTATCTTATTCTGATCCCGTCCTACCTTCTGGCCGACCACCTCGCCGTTTGCATTACGGGACGACGTGACGATGGTGGATGTAATAAAATTAAGCCCTCTCTTTGGGGAAGGGAAGGGCTTACCGTTTACGTATATTGTTGCCTGCCGCTCATCTAACAACTGTATCACCTCTCTTTCGGGCAGAAGAAAAGCACCCTGATTTCTCAAGGTGCTATGGTTTACATATTATACAGCACTTGCAGCCTATATGCATAGGAGGACAGTTTTTTCCTATTTTGGCTTTAGCAACATCGAATGATTTCATATTTAATGACTTGCAAGTTGGACATGCATCATCATTTTTCGAAGCCACAAAAGTGTACGAATTAAATCCGCTCGCTCTAATGCTATGCATTTCCGTTAAAGTCGAAATCACACTACATACATATAGTACGTCTTCCTTTCTCAGATCTGTATACTGTCCAGTTTTATTTAAAAGATTAATGCATTCGGAAACGCTATCTCCTGATACGTCTGTGTAAATTCCTAAAGCTACAACATCTGTGTTATTGTCTTTTAATATATCCAGATATAACTTTTCCTCAAAGTCGCTAATGCCATTTACAAATTGTTCCTCCCAGTTCACTCCCATGCCGGGAGGTATTGGAAGTTCCATGTTTCTTTTGCAGATATCTTTATACACTTCTCTTATTTTCTTCTCTTTGATTTTATTGATGCACTGCACTATAAAATCTATCTTCAGGCCGTTTATAATGTCATATGATTCATGTATAATTTCTTTAGCTTTTTCAGTATGAACATAAAAATCTGTATACGCTTTATCGCTTCTAATGTCTTCTTCCGGAATTTCTGCTATTATGCGTTTTATTAATTCTGATTTATTTCCGGTGCTCTTTTTGCTTTGATTTTTAAGTATCAGCTTTAATTTATCAACAGAAAGAAGGTTTAAGCATTCCTCGCACGTTCCGATACGCAAAAGATCAAGTTCTAATAAAACCGGTGTGAACTTTTCAATATTTACCTCTTTCGTTACTATTCCAGATAGGCGCTCGCCTAACGGCTTATTATTCAACCGGCGTAGAGCTTTGTAATGTTCCTCTTTAAACTCAGAAAGCTTTAATGGTATTTTATTTTTTGTGCTTTTATTTGTGCTTTCATTTTTTTGATTTTCGTTCGGCAATGGTGTTTTTGTCTCGCTATTGTTCAAAAACCCAGTGCATTCCTTCACATTTCTATTTCTTTGTTTTAAAAAATCAAAAACCCCCATATGCGTCCCTCCCCGTTTTTGCATACTTTAAGTATACCAAACATGAGAGGGATTGCAACAAAATATTTATATAGTTTGTGGATTTTTGAAGTTAAATCCTTTGCGACTCTGTACTTTGTCTGTCTGCTTCACTATAGTCCTTCCGTCCATCTCGACATGGGTTTCAATAGTAATTGGCTCACCGTTTCCGTTATAGGAAGCCATTACAATGCTCATGCCTTCGATAACAGCCTCTTTTATTCCTTGCGTTATCTGCTCGTTATTAGCCACGGCAGTTCGGCCATTTGAGAACTTACCAACAAGCTCACCATGATTTGCCATGAACAAACCATCTTCAGGAAAGCCGCCTGTTGCAAACTGTGGAATATGTGGAATGGTAAACAACTGGACGCTAAAAGCAGGAATTATCTCTTCTCCAAGTATTTCAAGTCCGTCAAAGCTGAAATTAAGCTTATCATTTAACCAGTCGATCAATCTGTTAAGTTGGTCAACAGCCGCGTTTACAGCTCCTCTAAATGTCTCCTTAAATGCGTCCGGTACTCTCTTCATCATATCGGTCCATGTTTCAAGTTTAAACCACTTCTCAACATCTTCTTTCCACCAGTCCTCTATGTTCTTTTTCCAGTCAGTGACGGTATTCGTCCACGTAGTTCCAAGGCTTTCTTTTACACTTCTATAAATATCCAACCACTTTTCGGTTGTGAACCAAGGGGCTACATGTTCATCCCACCATGTTTGAATATTTGTTATCCATTCACCAACAGTGTTGTCCCAGGTTTCTTTTAATTTTGTTTTTACAGTCTGGTATAAATCAGACCATTTTTTTGCAGTAAACCAAGGAGCCACATGCTGATTCCACCAAGTTTTAATATTGTTTCCCCACTCGCCAACCGTGGAATCCCATTTAATTCTTAGCTGTTCTTTTATATCATTGTATAGCTGCGACCATCTTTCAGCTGTAAACCACGGCGAAACATGTGTATTCCACCAATCACCCAGATCAGTCCCCCACTGACCGGCAGTTTCGTCCCATTTTGATTTCAGACTTGTCTTTATGTTCTCGTATAACTCAGACCATTTTTCAGCGGTAAACCAAGGTGACACATGTGTATTCCACCAGTTTTGAATATCTGATATCCAAACAGCAACAGTCTCATCCCACTTAGTTTTAAGACTTGTCTTGACACTCTCATATAATCCTAGCCACTTTTCGGTTGTAAACCAAGGGGCTACATGTTCATCCCACCAGCTTCCAATCGTATTGTCCCACCAGGTCTGGATTTCTTCCCAGTTTTGTTTCGCATTAGATTTCTTATCCTCTATCCATGTTTGAAAGTCGCTGCTTTCTTTTTCTCTTTGCTTATCAAGTTCATTCAGCCAATCTTCCGTATCCTTTAAATTCTGATCGAAGCATTCTTTTATTTTTCCAGGCAGGGATTTCACATAGTCATACTGTTTTGTATAGGCATTATCATTCTGATATGCATCTGCTGACGCAGCCATTTGACCATAACGGTTTCCCATTCCCCACTTATTCTTATCTTTTGATTCTTCTTTATTCTTATCCCATCCAACCTCAATTTCTTTTTTCTCTTCGTCAGTACCATTCTCATATCTGTCAAGAAGTTCAAGCGCTGTCGTCCACGATACTCCGGTTGCCGCAATAAGGGAAAGAGTTAATGTGATTCCAAATGTAGATGAGCCACCGGCGGCAAGTATAACACCTTTCAATTTATCAAAGAAATCCAGAATACTCTTTGTCACCTTTAATGTCAAAAGCGAAGTAGCTATTACACCTATTCCGTATCCAATTGCTTTGGCCTGCTCTGAATCAATTTTTTTTAAAGCATCAGCGAGCGCATTTAATCCACCCGGTACCACGGCATTAATAAAATTAGCACCAATATTGCTTAAATCCTTATAAAAATCAAGTAGCCCTTCACCAACTTTCTCGGCAAACGGCTCCAATGCCTTCCAGAAGTTCCTCAGTGCCTCATTAATTGCGTCCCAATCAACCGCTTTAAGGAAATCATTTGTGATATCAATAAATCGTGGGAATCCCTCTCCAAGTGTCCAACTACCTAATGGCACGAGGAAGTAATTCCAGAAGTCTTCCAGCGCCGTCCAGGTGAAATTCCCCAGCAAGGATAATCCCTCGTTCCACAACCGTTTCAGTGCGTCCGTGGTGGGTTTCGCCAGTTCCTTAATAGCATCAATAGCCTTACGTAACCGTTCTACAGCCGCTTCGATCTCCTGATTGACTGTAACTTCGCCAAACAATTCCCCGGACATATCGCCAAAATCCAGTGATCCGCCACCTCCGGCTCCTCCGCCTGATCCGCCGTTTCCCTCATCAGGATTCAGTACATTCAATTCGTCGATCCCGAGAGTGTACTCCTTCATCTTCTTTGCGGCTCCGGCTGCCTTGTCCATGTTATCGGCCACCGCCCCGGAAGAACCGGCCGCAGACTCCATGGAATCCGCTATATTGCTGCTTCCTCCAGCGTCGCCAAACAACGCCACCGTGAAGGCTTTGAAATAAGCGGCAAGTGTCTGTAGCTTTGCCAGGATTGTATTGATTACCCGGATCACCGGTGTAAATGCATTAATAAGTCCCTGGCCGATTGTAGCCTTAAGTGACTGGAACTGTAAGGATAATACCCTTACCTGATTCGCCCATGAAGTACTAGTTCTGGCAAAATCTCCCGAAGCGTCCGCGAGGCTGGACATGACAAACTGATACCGGAGCATGACTTTTTCCTGCTCGGTCATTTTTGCCGTGGTCTTGCCAAAACCGTTGTTGAGAGCATATTGATCAAGGGCCGTCTGGGTCATAACAACGCCCAATTCCTTCAAGGATTCCGTTTCTCCCGTGAAGATACTCTTCAGCTTCGTATATGCCTCATCAGTAGACAGGTTGTAGAAGGAAGCCACATCACCAGTCAGACCCGTAATAGCGGCGGACATCTGATACCCGGCTTCGCCCACAATACCGAACGACTTTGCCATAGCTCCGTATGTACCCATGTACTTTTTGGCCGTCAATTCCGACAATCCAAACTGCGTGATTGCGTTTTTGGAAAAGGCATTCACCGCACCGGACATTTTGCCGAATGTTACGTCAACAACGTTCTGCACCTCAGCTAAGTCAGACCCCAGTTTTACACATGACTTACCGAATGCTACGATTGCTCCGACTCCCAATACTGAGGCTACTACCCGGCCAAGGCCTCCGAACGACTTCTTCATTTTTGCCGTCTGCCGCTCCACGTGATTTGTCGCCTTGGTTGTCTGCTGTTTTATTTTCTCAAGTTCGTCCCGGTACGGCTTCGTGTATGCTTCAATAATAACCCGAAGCTTTTCCAGCGTCATTCCCTCGCCCATCAGTTTTCACCTCCTGCCCTGGCATGATTATGGCGGATTACAAAGTCGTTAAACCGGGCTTTGTACTCCGCCAACTGCTTTTCTTGTATCTTCTTTTTTGTTTCTTCGTGTTCTCGCTCAAACAGATCCGGGAAGAAATCCCATAGCTCCATAATCTTTACCTTATCGCTTCCCTGGATCGCAGCAGCCGTAAACTGGCCGATATCCCGTGCGAGGAAATGCAGATTCATCAGTTCATGCTTAACCTTCCGTTCCTCCTGACGCCGACTGCACTCCACGATATCGATGATGTCCGGTATGGACAGATCCCAGAAACGTTCCGGGGATATCCCACAGTCCAATGCAAGAGGGAACAGATCGTCGATCATATCGGATACAAGGCTTACATCTGGTCCTTCGCCTCTTCCAATCTCTTGTCCATCTCCTCTGCCTGATCCTCCGTAAAAAAACCAGACACTTTGTAAATTTCCATAAATACATCTGTCATGAAGGTCATCTGAGTACCACCTTCCTCACAGTACCTATCAAATAGATTCTGCACATCTACGAACTTAATCTTATGGTGATACGGAAGCATAGCAGCCTGTGTTACGGTAAGCATGATCGACAGAGTCGGTACGTTCCCGGAACCGAATAACAGGTTCAAAAGGCTCGTTTTGTACTTGTCCTCTAAACGACAGATGTTCTGCGTGGTCAGTTTCATTTTGTATGTCTGTCCGCCCACTTCCCAATATGCGAATGGTCTGCGTTTCTTCTTTTCCTCGAGGCTCACTACTTTTTCCTCTTCCTCTTTTGTTTCTAATATTTCGTCAAATCCCTGTGTCATTTTCTATTCCTCCTGTATTATGCTGTTGGGTCTGTGACATTAATATCACTCTGTAAGCCTAATGTAAGCGTGAATTCAATCGCCGCATTCACTCCGCCGCCGCCAACTTTTATACTGCTGTATGCATCAAACTCATACTTTGTCCCGTCAGGGAATGTTTGCCGGTAGGACGCTACTTTGTTGCTATCGGCAATTTCACGGAGAACCCTGTAATCCGAACTTGCGCTGGAGTTGTCATACACGAACTTATAAGCCATATCGCCAGGATCTCCGATCCCGAGCTCTGAATGCTTGAACTTGTCTTTCAATCTGGTATTCTCCACTTTTTCAGCATCCACTCCAAGTTCCGGCACTTCTTTTAAATCTTGAAGCGCTGTATAACTCTCCGATCCATTTTTCTTTACCTCAAGTGTAATTCCATTTGCTAACATATCATCATTCCTTTCCTATTGCGTGGTATACATGTCTGCTCCTAACATCAATAATCCCTTCGTAGCGCATCTGCTTGTGCTTTAAGCCGCTGGGATCCTCTACGTCCATGCACTGGGTTCGCTTAAGTCCCAGAGGTGATATGGCCGCATCTACAGCCACCGCGGCCGCAGACGTACTCTTTCTTGACCAGATATCAATGCGATATCTGACATAGGATTTTACTTCCCCGCGGCCGGATTCCTCTGCTACCTTGTTATCCTCTTCCATGTACTGGATCGAGATATCATTCTCCCAGCTACGCGGGTAATAATCGGTTACGTTCTCTGTCACCGTACAAAGCGCCGCGTATACTTCGTCTTTTACGTTAATCATTACTTACACACCTTTCTGATTTCCCTTGCAACATAATTTGCAATATTTCTGGTGACGCGCTCCTCATTGTTTTTTAACGCTGGATACAGAAACGGTTGCGCCGGTTGACCTGAGCACTGATAAAAGCGACCTTCTGGCGTGTCTATATAAAACCAGTGGTATTTCTCCGCTATCTTCGCATCAATCTGGCTTTCATGAATCCACCATGGTGACTGGGAATAGGCAGGCGTTACAAGCGGCGAAATCCCTGCATGGTCAGCCTCGCCGCGGGGGCCAGTACCAAGTTCTACATAAGGGCCATATTTTTTATTGGTATATACAGCCCCTATCGTTCCTTCCTCTGCTGTTTCCACTCTTGTTTTGATACTTCTACGAAGTTCTCCGTCGTTGCCGGGGCATAATAACTTTGCCTCACCCTGTATCAACTTTGCCGAAGCTCCAACCGCGCGCCCCATAGATTCACCCGCCGCCTGCTCAGCAAGTTCTCCATACTTTTTCATGAGTTTATCGAGACCTTTAATTCCCTTCGCCATCAGATTCTTTCAACCTCCAATGTCAAATACCGGTAAGGCCGGATGGCAACGATCCGATAATCCGGCTCCTGCTCTCCTGGGACGTATACGCAGATACCGTCACCTTCCTGTATTGTCGTATACCCGATCCGATAACTGACACGTCCCTTTTCATCGGCCATAACCTCATATCCTGCATTAATCCGGCAATTCTGAATATGGTTGACACGCTGGCCGTACATTTCCGCCTGCAATTTTCCACCGGCCGGCCAGACCTCTGCCTCAAAAGAAGAAGGCAGCCCATACTCAATGTACGAGTTGCCTTCATTATCCTTTTTAGAAATCGCACTCCTATGGCTATACGTTTTCAGTCGGTTTCTTTTTAGCCTCATACCGTCTGCCTCCTACGCCCACCAGTCTGTACCGGTCCAACACGTCGTGTATCTGTTTTGGTGCCGTGTCAAAACTGTAGCTTTCCCCGCCCTCACTTCTGCCAGTCTCTCCTTCAGTACCCAGCCGGTTGTAGGCAATTACAGCCAGATCTCGGACCGACTTATTCAACGCTGCGGGAAGCTCGGTGCGGTTTGTATATCCCAGTACATATTCTGTTGCATCAGCAAGCAAAAGGGAGAGTAAGTCCTCATCACTCTCCCCTGTCAACAGTTTCAGTTTTTCGGTTTCAGTCATTTAAACCACTTCCTTCAAGACTGCCTGTAATTCATCTTTGGTAAGAGAGGCCGCGCCTTCAATGCCTTTTTCTTTCGCCAGGGCTTTCAGTTCTTCAACCTTCATTTTCTCCAGTTCCGGTTTTAATGCTGCCTTTTCCTCGCAGGCAGCCTCTCCCAGCGGTTCAAATCCGGCTGCCATCAACTTTCTGATCTGGACGTCGTCTTCTGCGATCCGCTCCACGTTATTCATAATAAGTCTCATGGATTGCCTCCTTATGCTGATTCCTTGATATTTAAGTAGATGCTGTCCAGTTTGTTATCCAGTACCCAGATATCATGGAATCTCCGATAGTCCATCTGCCAGGCATTCAGCTTCTGGTTGATGGTCGGATCAAAAATACGCATAATATCCTGTTTCGTGACTGCAATCGGAGTAGTACGCGGACAAATGAAGAAATTAATATTTTTGGCGGATTCTCCCTTCTCATATCCACCACGCTCCTGTCCGCCTGTTTTGCCGTCATTGATTTTAATAACTGTGTACATACGGTTGGAAGGCGTAGAAATGATCGGGACGCCATCAACGGATGGTACTGCGGTATCAATGCCGCCTTTCGAAAATGTGGTATTCATGATTTTTCCGGAGAGCTCCATCTCCAATTCCATAATCATGTCAGGTGTGGCATGGATCACCAGGGGGCCGTTATAGAGTTCACGGATTGCCTTAATTCCTTCTTTGATTTTGCGGAGGGCAGAGGTTCCGGGAGCTCCCGGAGTATAATCATAAGAGATCATACCTGCCTTATTCGCCGTGATCGTCTCCGTTGCGATCTTAGAGATACGATACGCGTCGATCTCCGGAACTACAAACATTCTCTGAAACTCTCCCATGACGGCAGCTGCGGTTGTGACAAAATTGTTCTCGTTGATATCAATCGGGTCAAGCTGAAACTTCCGGCCCCTGTCCTGAGTCATTTTGCGAGTTTCATACTCCAGCGTTACGCCGCCCTGCTGGTATCCGTTGTCCCGGTCATAGTCTCCCAAGCCCTGAACGCTCATCTTCGGAATCTTTACTTCGGCTCCTCCGTTATAGATTACCTGTCCGGCGTTTGCGTCCATCCAACCAGTGACGGCCTCCCGGATCGCCACCTTGTCTAAAGTGTTCATAAAAAGTGTTGCTGTTGCTAACGTATTAATTGCCATAGTCTTTTCTCATCCTTTCTTATATTCCCATCATCAGGTCTTCAACCTGTTTTGCAAGGTCCTTACCATCTTCTGACGGTGCTTTCTTTAGCGGTTCACCGCCTTTCAGTTTCTCTTCAACGGCAGCCTGTACGGCCTCCTGGAAGGCTTTCTCTACTGCCGCCATAGATTTATTGCATGAATCTGCATCGGCGTAATTCAAGACCTCTGCAAGCCCTACAGGCAGCTTCTTTTCTGCCAGCGTATTCTTTGCTTCGGCCATCAGCTCCCGGCGCGTGATCGCCGCTTCCCGGTCCTTCAGCTCCTTTTCCTGTTTCTGCCGCAGATACTCCGCTTTCTCTTCCTTGTTCATCTTCGCCAGCTTATCGGCTTCGGAAAGTTTGTCGTCCATGAGGGCCGTCCACTTTTCCTTTGCAGTCCCCAGAGCCTTCTGGACACGGCGGTCGAACTCGGCCTGATAATCTTTATTCTGTAAGAGATCATCGAAACTTTTCGGTTCCTTATTGCCAGTATCCGCTCCACCAGAGCTGCCTTCATCTGGTTTATTTCCAGTTCCGCCGCCTTCGCCCTGATCCGCGCCGGCAGTGTCTCCGCTCTCTGCAAAAAATTGCAAATTCATTTTTTGGGGGAACCCCGTAATTCCTGTCTTTCTCATATATCTATCCTTTCCGCCCCAGTCCGTTCAACGCCCGGGCCATGGCATAAAAATAACACCCAGATTTCTCCGCGTGCTTTTTGCGTTAATCTACTACCTCCCATTTTGTGGAAAGTAATTCTTCTGTGCTCTCCTTCCACGGCCAGCGGCCTAATACGAGGCTGTCGACATATAGATACGGTTCTGTCATATCGCTGTGCTCATCTGGGAATTTCATTCGTATGGCTGTATCTTTGGTCCAGTGCGGGAGCCTCATTCCCTTTCCAAGCTTAACTTGCTCTACTGCCTTTCCAACGTTCATTTCCTCTTCCTCGCTTCTTTCTCTTTGGCTTCCGCTTCTGCCTTTCCCTTAACGTTCTGGTTGTACCATTCGTTATATGTCATATCAGCCGGTACTGTATTCGTTTTCCCTGTCACCGGATCACGTGCGCGGCGCTTCATGTTCGACATGTCTATCTCATCGATCACACAGATGGTTGTTGACCGGCACCATGGGTGCATTGGAGGGCAGTTTTTCCCCGGTTGTTGCTCCGATACCGGAAATACCTTCCCGTCCAGCTTCCGGCAGACAGCCGAAGTCTTTAAATCCAAAGTAGCCACGAACCGATATTTCTCTATCCCACATTCCTCATAGGACTGCATCTCCATCTGATTCGCTAGGTTGCAGGATTCTGTACGTACTAACCGCCGGGCATTACTGGCTCCCTGTGCGTACTTATTCGCTATGATTTCGGCAACTTCCCGATCGGTCCGGCCAGTGACCAGATTGACCAGCAGCTCCTCTTTCAAATCCTGTGCAAGGGCCTGTGTATTATTCCAGATGCGTGTTGAGTAGTTGGCTCCTGACCACTTACTGTTAATGACCCGGTCTATCACAGCCGGGTCTATTGCGCTGAAGGAAAACCCTAACCCTGTACGCTGCTGAATATCAAAAATGGACCTGTAATATGCCTCGTTGGCAAGGTCTACATAATGGCTGGTAGTTCTGGCTTTCTCCTGCTTATAGACCTCTCGCATGGTCTGGTCAAGCTGATTCTGAAGCTGCTCCAAGCGTTCCAACCTCGCGCGGTATGCCGGGCCTTCCAACTCTGCCAGAATATCCTTTTCAACGCCGTCACCGGCCCGCAATGCCTCTTTAAGTTCTTCTATGGACGTTTTGTCATGCAGGCAATTAAGCAGCCTGTAAGCCTCTGCATCAGTCAGATGGTGCTTGCGCTTGTATCGCTCATATATCTTGTCCAGCTCGGCGCTAAGGTACTCGGAAGACCTCAGATACAGCTTTGCAATCTCATCGGCGGTATCCTCGGCAGACTGCATATATTCAAACATACGCTGTGCCTTGCGTTTCTCCCAGTATGACGCACTACTCATCTACCCCACCCGGCTTTTTCTTCTTCGGTTCTTCCTCGCCATCCGGCGGCGGGGTATTGCTTCCCAGGCCGAACATTTCCATCTGCTTTTTAGCTGCCTCGTCTTCCTCTTTTTTCACTGCCGCCAGCTCCTCCTCCACATTCTCCACAAAGGGGATCTGTGACAGAAGCGTTTTCCTGCTGACCTTTCCCCACAGATTGGCGGTCACCTGGCTGATCTCCAGCAGATTCTTCGGCATGGCCCGGGAGAATGTCGGAGTTATACCGGATATGTCTACCTGGACAGATTTACTCTTTGCCAGCCAGTCCTCAAACAACCTTAAGCGCTTCCGCAGCCCTCGTTTATAATACCGGGTCTTGATCTTTGTAATATTCTCCATGCCAAGAAGCTTAAATTCCATGGCGACGCCACTAACATTCCCACCGAAGGACTCATCTGTCATGCAGGGGATATGACTGAATTTGTGAATGTCCTGTTCTATGGCTTTCTTGAGGACTTCCACGCCCGATTCATCAAATGTACGGGTAATATACTCAGCCTTCGCATCTTTCGGAAGCTCCATTAAACGGTCTTCCTTAAGCTTCTGTGCCGCTGTCCTGCCGTCTGCGTCCTTTGCCTCATTATCTCCCAGCATGGCCCCGTACAGCGCCAGGATTGCATCAATAAACTGCTCCTTATCCGTGATTCTGTCACTCATCAGTGCGTTGTAGGCATCAATCAACGGGATCTGAAGCTCAAAGTCACCAATCGCAAGCTTGTTGTTCAGATACTCGATCACCGGAACCTCGTCAAAGTAATGCGGTGTTGGCTCCTCAAGTAATGCCTGCGGACTATCGATATTCTCAATGTTCAGCACCCACTTATAATGTTCCGTCAACACGGTAGCTACGTAGATGGCCCTCTTCTTGTCAGAATCATCTTTCTTCGCGTAGTAATACACCGCGAAAAGCTCTTTCTGTTCGATCGTGTCGTCATATACCATAAAGGTATTTTCGGGGGACAGGCTCTTAATCGTTAAATCCGTCTCGCCCTCCATCGGATAGATGTACTCATAGCTCCGGCCGTACACTGACAGGTCCAGACCATTGTCCCCGTCAGCCTCATCGGCACCGGCAATCTCAAAGGCATCGGTGAGCGGTGTTATATCCTCTTTGCTGTTATATGAAATTGGGTTGCCAATAAAGTAGGCGCTGGCCGTGTCACTGATATCCTTTGCGTGGTTGCACACCAGCTTTGTCTTCCGGCTCTCCGTTAGGATCTTATGCTCTCCCTCATAATACTTCATAGACTTTCGCAGCTGATTGGCCTCCCGCCGGTGTTTTACTATTAGTGTGCGGATTGCCTGTTTATCCGGGTTTGACTCGTCCCAGTTCTCGCGGGGCATCGTGTATATGTACATGGTTATCACCTTCTTTCTGTTGAACTTCTCTGTCAAAAACTATGGTTCATAAACGCTCAGATTACGGTTTTTAATTAATTCCAACCAACTGCAACAGTACATTTTTAGCGTCATCTAAAATTGTTATCGCCTGTTTCACTGGAAGTGAATCTGTATTCTGATCCAGTGTATCCAGCACTTTCAGTGAAACTTCAAGGCTTTTTCGACTCCCCATATAATCGCATTCTTTTTCTATATTCTGGGCTATTTCACTGTATCTTCCCATACTCTTCACCTCCTTAATGTAATCCGTAATCGGATTTCTTTCTGACTCTCACTGCCTTGTTATTCAGAATCGTGTAGCAGAAGTATCTTACTGCGTCCATGGCGTGATCATGCTGCTTTATTGGCTTATCCTCTCCGCGCTCTGCGGCCTTCGGGTCCCAAATATAGGAAGCGAACTCCATGATTGTATTTTTGCAGGACTGACTAAATGCAATCCGCTCAGTGTTTAAGAGCGTTGCCACCAGCCGTATCCCGTCTTCTACAGCATTGTCTGCCTGGATCACAGTAAATCCGTGCTTATTAAGCTCCGCAATAAATGAAGCTGCTGACGGGTCCACAATGACAGCCTTGACAGGAGTGCCGTCCAGAAACTTTTTTAAATCCTCGGCATACTCAGCATCGGTCTTCTGTATACCCTTATCTCGGCCTGAGTAGTAATACTCTCTGATACAGTACCACTTCCCGTCACGTCCCTTATTCCATAGCAAAAATGCCGTGGCGTTCTGTGTGCCGTAGTCTATGCTCACATAACGACCGCCATCTATAAGCTGTCTGGCATACTCCAGAATAGTTTTAACATGGCGATCCTCAGAAAACATATCATAGATAATGCCTTCCGCCATAGCCCATAAGCCCAGAATATAACGTTTAAAAAAGACACCGGTATACATGTTCCGGTATCTCTCCTTGATGTGCTCTGACAGACTCAGATTATCATCCATCGTAAAATGCAGAACCAAAAGATTCTTTTCTTTTGCCTTATCCAGCCAGTTAAGCTTGAACCAGTGATACGGACCATCAGGGTTACAGTTAAACCAGTACTTGCTTCCGTCAACGGAGCACCGGCCCGTAGCCTGATTAACAAAAGATTCCGGCATCAGTGCAACTTCATCGAAGAATACACCTGCAAGGGTGATCCCCTGAATGAGGTCCTGTGAACTCTCATCCTTGCCCCCGAAGATATAAAAGTGATTGGTCACTCCATTACGGCTGATCTCAACCAGGTTATCAGCTCGGTGATCAGCAACCTGGAAACCGCGGCTCCGAAGCATCAGTTTGAGGATCGTCAGTACGTTACGCCGGAAGCTCCCGATTGTCTTACCACACATGGCAAAGTTCTGATCAGAATAATTCGCCATGGCCCAAAAGACGAATGATAATGACATGCAGACCGTTTTTCCGGATCGAATCGCTCCGTCTGCGATAATCCCGTCCTTGTCCTTCACAGGAGACGTATCGCACCACCAGTTAAGCACTTTGCGCTGTTTGAGAGAGAACGGTTTGAAATGAAATATCTGTCTCTTACTCTTCATCTTCCGCAGTCCCTTCTAACGCCGCCATAAATCCGTCGTCCTCTGATTCGTCTGGATCTCCGCCACCAGCTTTCAGTTCTGCTATCTCGATCTGCTTCTTTGTCTTAATCAGTTTCCGTAGCTCTGCTGTGACTTCCAGAATTCCTTTCTCTCGCTCGGCCTCTGTAATCTCTCTCTTATGTTCCCCTCCGAACATATCGTATGTCTTTATCTCACTGCGTCCGATCAGGCGAGCCAGCTTCAGCCGGAGCAGCTTGATTTCTCCGTCCAGCACTGCCGTATCTGGAATAGAATCAAAAAGAGACCGTTCCTCTTCGGGAAGGGCCTCGTAATATATCTGTTCGTATGCGCCGTGCTTTACAGCATTTTTATTACCCGGCGGTCCGGTGCCGCCATGGCCGACAGCATTCTTATTTCCTGGCTGCCCGCCTTTGGCTTTTGTTGTACAACTTTTCTTTGATTGTTGTACAACATTCCATTTTCCGCGGCTTTTCCAGACAGCTACCACCTTCTCATCTTCACCGAGTATGGTTGCGATTTCTCGGTTGGTAATATTTCCATCATGCTCTTTATAGATTTCATATGCCCGGTCCTGATTCGGGTTTCTCGGCCTTGCCATCACCACCACCTCTCATTCGTTTCGTTTTGGGTATAGAAAAGGCCCCCGTCTCCGGAAGCCCTGAATTTCTTTCTTACACTATATCACAGGTTGAGTATCGCTTTCTATCGCCTCTTTTGGAATTTTAAAATGCCCCAGCCCCCTGGCGTGAAGTTTATGCACCCATTGCAGGCAATAACCGGTCTTTTTCGCAATCTCGTCCCAGTCATAATCCCGAAGATATCTATACGTCAGTATATTCTTTTCCTTCTCATTCTCCATTGCTTCGATTGCTTTTCTCACTAAGACAAATCTCTTCACACTCAGATATCGTTCTCTAATGATGTCCCGTTCAATCTCATCGTGTTTTGATGCGTATCCGGAAAGATCTGACTTCCCACTTCCATGAGGCATTCCATCACTCATCACCCGTATGGATAATTTATTTTCTTCCAGTTCTTTAAGCTGCTCGTCCATTCGGATCATTTTGCATTTCGAGTCCTGGTATGACCAAAGGAACTTTTTCTTTTTCTCATTTTCGCTTAATTCTCTCTTTTCTTTGTCCAACGGCTCCACCTCCTCTTAACCATGCCTGTTCCTCTTCCGGATCGGCGCCCTCAGCCATGGAACCGGACACGCTGCCGTGTAGCAATATGCCGGCATGTCCATGGCCCATGTCCTTTCGGGCGTCTGGTCCTTTAGCAGATCCTCGTATTTCCTGTGTTTCGCCATCTCTTCTTTAAGGCTCAATAGATTGCCTCCCTTCATCGTTCAAATATCAGTTTATTTGATAAAGACCAGCCATCTTGTTTTTCCTCTCTGGTCTCCCAGTAA